CTAATTCGATGTTTCTTTATTTGTTTGAGGGCGACATGATGCTCTCCATCATTGGCGGCAACAGTGGCAGCGCTACTCAGGCCATGCCTGCGCGATATTTCTGGGCTGATGAATGCTCTTCCCTGGCAGTGGAGGTGGATGGCAAGGGTGACCCGATCGAAAATGCTGAAGCACGCCTTACGAACTTTCCAAACCGCAAAACCCTGCTCACGAGCACGCCGGGCGTTGAAGGAGAATGCAGAATCTCAAAAGAATACGAGACTAGAAGCGATAAGAGAAGATACCAAATGTTAATGCCATGCTGCGATACGTTACACGTCATAAAATGGAAGGATATTGTTTGGGATTCACCTAATTCTCAAGTTTTCTATCAATGCCCCGGATGTGGTGAACGTGTCGAAGAGCACCACAAGGCCACCATGCTGGCGGGCGGCGAATGGCTGGCCACTGCGCAGGGTGACGGAGAAACGGCAGGGTTTCACCTGCCGGCCTGGTACTCTCCCTATGGCTGGTTGAGCCTTGAAAAAATTCGAGATGAGTTTCTGAGGGCAAAAAATGATAGAGAGCTTCTGATTGGATGGACGCAGAAACGAGCTGCTGAACCATGGAAGGAAGACTCAGAAGCGCAATTTAATGCGTCTGAACTTGGAAAGCGCCGTTTCGATACAACAAATGGCAACGGATACGCGAAAGACGTAATTCCGCGCGGCGTGCTGATGATTACGGTCGGCGCCGATGTCCAGGGCGGTGACGGAGCCTCAACCGATGGCGTGCATGCGCATATCTGGGGTATCGGCAGGGGAGAGGAGCGCTGGCATCTGGGCTTTGTCCATGTGATCGGCGATCCACGGAAAGAGGCAACCCTTGACCAGTTGCTGCACATTTCCTCAGCCACCTGGCGGAGAGATGACGGCGCGGAACTTGGCGTAGCCCTGTCTGGTATTGACGAAGGCGGTTCCTGCAGTGAGGAGGTGCGGCGCTGGTGCGCAAAGACCGGCGGCGTGTGGGTTCCCGTGCGAGGGTTGCCGCAGCCCGATGCGCCGCTGCTGGGGCCTGGGAAATTCCCTGATCTGAACAGACGCGATAGGCCGGCAAACCGCGCCAGTGATGTGCGGTTTTATGGCGTCGGCTACCGCCGGTCGGTTGATCTCTGGCGGAACCGGCTGGCAATCCAGCAGCAGGGGCCAGGGTACGTGCACCTAGGCGCCGCCGCGGATGACGCGGTGGTGGCCGAACTGTTCCCCTGGGAGCTCCAGCGCACCTACACAAAGGGCCAGGTGATCCGGGCCTGGGTTCTGCGCGGCCGGCGGCGAGACGAGGGCGGCGACTGCGCCAGGTACGCCTACGCGGTCTACCAGCTCGTGGTTCGGCAGCGATTCTCAGCCAACGCGGCGCAGATGTGGGACATCCTCGAAGCGGCGGCGCTGGCAACGATTGGGCAACAGCCGGAGCTGCAGCCGGTTGCCAGGGTCAAGGCTGACGATCCTCGCAACTGGCTGAACAATGGCAGAATAGGCGAGGCCCGTAAAAACTGGCTTAGCCGCTGATGCCTGCCTACACCACCCAGCAACTGGCAGACCTGAGAACCGCGATTGCTGAAGGTGTTTTGCGCGTGCGAGATCCAAGCGGACAGGAGACCGTGTTTCGCAGTTATGCTGAGATGCGACAGATCGAGGCCGTCATGGCGGCAGAGCTTGAGCCCTCAGCAGGTAGAATCAAAAGAACCATCTTCTCATTCAGCAGGGAATAATAATGGGAAAAAAGATTAAAAATAAGCAAAAAAACAAAGTTTTGCAGCCGGTAACACTGGCAAGATATGAAGCTGCAGGAATAACTAGAACCACTGAAAACTGGTACGCATCGGATTCCGGGCCAAACTCTGGGATGCGATATGACTGGCAATGGTTAGTAAAAAGACACCAAGACTTAGCAGATAACGATCCCTTGGCGGGGAAGGCAGTGGGAACGATTGTTAATAACTGGATTGGAGACGGCATAATGAGCACGCCAAATGGAGCGACTAAGAGATACAGGAATCTGTATAATGAGTGGGCAGACATGCCCGAAAGCGACTTTTACGAAAGACATAACTACTACGGTGGCCAGTCGCTAGGGGCCAGGACATGTGCAATACGCGGCGCATACCTGATCAGGAAAAGAATTAACCCTACGCTACTTGAGAAGTACGGCGTTGCCCCGTTGCAAGTGCAAATTCTTGAGGCGGAATGGCTTGATACAACCAAAGACAACGGAACAGATATAATCTTTGGTCAAAAATTTGATTCAAGCGGAAGGTTGGTTGGATACTGGATCAGGGATCAACATCCCAATGAAACCGCTTGGGGGCTGGGATCGTCGATTACATCCCAGCTAGTGCCCAAAGAAGAGATGTCGCTGATTTTTGACTGCCTAAGGCCTGGTCAGCGAATGGGGATCCCCTTTGGCACGGCGGCAATTCTAACCCTGAGAGATATTGCAGATATAAACACTGCCCAGCAATTGAAAGACAAGATTGCGGCTTGTTTCTTTGGTGTAACTCATGGAGACGACCAAACCTACTTAAATCCCGCCGATCCACGGGAAAAAGTAGTTAATGGTTCACTTTTTGATACCATTTCACCCGGAACTGTTGAGCATTTGCCGCCTGGCAGAATGTTTCAGGCGTTTACTCCGCCAAGTTCGGGAGACTTTTCTTCAACACAAAAAATCTACGCGCACAGAGTAGCGGCAGCCTATCAGGTTTTGCCGTGGCAGATCACGGGCGATTTGTCAGAAGTTAATTATTCTTCTATTCGTGGCGGCTGGATTGAATTTCACAAGAGAATCGGCTACCTGCGCTGGAATCTTGCCATCCCCCACCACTGCCGAACGGTCTGCCGCTGGCACGATGAGCTGGCACGAATGGCCGGCATCCTCAAGGGGCCTATGACGTGGGAGCACACGCCGCCAAGGCGCGAGCTACAGGATCCGACGAAGGAGATTCCCGCCCTGATCGAAGCGGTCCGGGCTGGATTTATGAGCCTGTCTGAGGTCAAGCGGTCGTTCGGCTACGTGCCAGAACAGGTGATGACAGAGCTGGCGGAAGACATCAAGGCGGCAAGAGGCGCGGGCCTGGTGCTGTCCGTTGATGGCATGACAGAAAAGGTACAATCGGCACCAAAGCCCGATCAACAGCAGCTACCGGAGGTCAATCCATGACAACGATTCAGCTTTATGGGGATATTGGCTTTGATATTTTGGCCAGCGATGTTGCCGATCAACTGAAAGCCGCTGGCGGGCAGGATGTGAGCGTCCGCATCTTCAGCTATGGCGGCTCTGCCGCTGAAGGTCTGGCCATCTACAACATCCTCTCAAGCTACAGCGGCAAAGTCACGACCTACATTGATGGCGTTGCCGCCAGCGCTGCGGGAATGCCGTTCATGGCCGGATCTGAGCGGATCATGCCAGAAAACGCGATGCTGCACATGCACAACGCGTGGGGCAGCGGTTCTGGCGGTGCCGAAAAATTCAGGAGCTTGGCAGATCAATACGATGCGCATACTAAAAGCATGGCAGAAATTTATCAGAAGAAATCAGGTCAATCCGTCGAGAGCATTATGGAATGGATGTCGGCGGGGCAGGGCGTCGGCACCTGGTTCAGCGCTGCTGATGCTTTGACTGCTGGCTTTGCCACGGTGGTGGCGGAAGCTGAGACCGTGATGGCCTCGGCTGCCCCTGTATTACCTGAGGGGCGATTCAAGGAGGTTCCTACAGCGATCCTCGAATGGGCTATCATTTCAAAAAGTGTCAACTCTGAGCACATGGCCACTTCTGCCGTAGCCGCCGAAGCGGCCAACGCCTCTCAGCCCCCCAGCGAAGCACCTCAGGCCTCAGTGGCTCCAGCGGAAACCGTGGCCAGCGTTGCACCTGCCCGCCTGGTTGTGGACCCAGAGGTGGCAGCCCTGCGCCGTGAGAACGAGATTCGGCGTTGCGCTGCACAGGCCTCTCTGCCCCCTGAGGTGATTGATGCCCTGGTGGCAAATGGCAAACCATTTCAGGAGTGTGCCGTCGAAATTGTCCGGGCGGCTGCTGCTCGACACGAAGCGCCCGGAATGGCTGGCAATCCGGCTCAGATGCGTGTTCTGACTGATGAGGGCGACCACATCAAGGACGGCATCGAAGCGGCCGTCATGGCCAAGATTTTCCCTGGCGACACTCCTGATGAGCGTGCGCGGCCATTCCGTGGCCAGCGAATGATGGAGCTTACCCGGACGTTTGCAAAGTCCAGGGGGATCAACGTTGAAGGCCGTTCAAATCACGAGCTGATCTCGCTTGCTCTTCACATCTCGGATGATTTTACAAACATCCTCGGCAATGGCGCCAACAAGTCGATGATGCGTGGCTGGGCAGAGGAAACCCACCGATGGGATGAATTTTGCTCTCGGCGCGACCTTACCGATTTTCGTCCTACAACCGACGTTTTTGTGGAAGGCGATTTGGCGCCAGTCAAGGTTGACCAAGGCAC